GTATTCCGAGAAGGATCTGGATAGGTTAGAGGATCATGGAATAATGCCATTCAATGCTGGTCAGTTCCTTATGGTAAGTTCTAGGAAGATGGAACAACATTTCAGGAACATTCTACATCTGGTGAGCATTTGGAAGCGTGAGTTTTTCTATGAACAGTCATTCATGAATCTCTACTTCAACTACAACTATGCCTCGGATACATCTCTTTTGAATAAATATTTTTGCATTTACTATATCCACAACAATGATCTGGATCCAGAAATAGACCCAAGAAAGAATCTTCACTATGCTGGAAACCCATGTAATGGCGAATCAAAGATTGAATTCATCCGTAAATATAGAGACCAAGAAGAATGATATACTCACATGAACATAAAACGGTAATCTACACTCCTTTCAAGAATTACTCGTCAACGATTCAAGCCTACTTCTCCAACAACCGTGGACAATTCTATCCAATTGCTGGTGAAAATCCCGACTACAACTATCGCCAGATTACTCGTGTCAGCAGACACTCGATTGGTGTTCCTGATGATGTCAAGAACATATACAAAAAAATCCTACCAGTCCGTAATCCATATGAACGTGTAATTAGTCAATACTGGTGGCACTATAATCATCATGAAAAAATAGATTTCGAGAAATGGCTTTATACTCACTCAAAACAACCAGTGTGTATGCCCGTGACTGTAATCTATCGAGATTATGATTGCGTTATTCGTGTCGAGAATCTGGAAGAGGAACTAGAAAAGCACAACCTAATAGTGTATCACCCAAGCACCAATGAGAGAATTCCAATTCCGCACAGAAATAAGACAGAGGACAAAGTAGAAATGGGTTTGTCTCCAGAACATGCTGAGTTGATATACTTCCTGCACTATGAGGACTTTCAGGCTGGAGGATACGAGAAACTATAAATAGCAGATATGGCAATAGTAACATCCAGATCAGGTCTCTCGGATTACTGTCTTCGCTCTCTTGGTGAACCAGTAATAGAGGTTAATTTAGATGACGACCAAATCGATGACCGCATCGATGAGGCAATTCAATATTACCAAGAGTATCATTCCGATGCTGTGGTGAGGCACTTTCGCAAGCATCTTGTGACTGCTGATGATATCACCAATGAGTATATCTCACTACCAGAGGATATGCTCTTTGTCAAAAGTGTCCTTCCGATTAGTGGGGTTGGTTCAAGCAGTGACATATTCTCCCTTGACTATCAGCTACATCTGAATGACCTATATGGTCTTCGTAATCCCGGTGACCTTGTATCCTATGAACTCACTAAAATGTATATGTCACTGATTGATCTGAAAATCAATGGGATGTCACAACAAGTCACATTCAATCGTCATCTGGATAGACTGGACATTGAATTCAAGTGGGGAACTGATATCGTTGCAGGGCAGTATATCGTCATCGAGGGTTATCAGACAGTCGATCCTGAGACATACACAGATGTCTACAATGATATGTGGCTCAAACGGTATTGCACTGCACTTTTCAAGAAACAGTGGGGTCAGAATTTGATAAAATTCGAGGGAATACAATTACCCGGAGGTGTGGCTTTGAATGGTCGTCAGATTTATGATGATGCCATGCAGGATATTGAAAAGCTTGAGGAAAAAATTAGATTGGACCACGAGGAACCAGTCGATTTCTTCACGGGATGATATTCACTTTGTGTAGAGCTTTTTACAGTTCTCAAAGTGCCATCGGTTCATCACACTAACTCCACCTTCTTTTCCACAATGAGGGCAAGTGGTTTTTGGCTTGGGTTTACCCTTCTTTGCATCACTGATTTTCTTCTTGGTTTCTTCAGTGTGCTTTCTGTCCTTCCCTGCTTCACTGATTTTCTTCTTGGTTTCTTCAGAATGTGTTTTGCCATAGAATGAATTCTTTTCCCCCTTATTGGCTTCACTCATTTTCCTCTTGGATTCTTCAGTGTGTTTTTTACCCAAGAAGGGTGGGTCCAATGGCAATCCTTTCATCCCCCTCCATGCATTCAAGTCACCTTCTCTACCATGTAGTTTCCAAAGTAACCAGTGGGCAATAATGTGTTCCCGCTTGGTGAGATAGGTGCAATTGGAATCAATGTAGGTTCCTCCTGCATGGCGAGGAATAATCCGGTGGCGTTCTAGACCAGAATTAACAGGTTTCCATTCTTCTTTAAGATGTTTCCTAGAGGTTACGAGGTTGTCGTAAATAGATGTATAAATACTCATGCTGCATACCTTTCTTTAAATGCTGTAAGTGTAGAGTCCTTGGAGACTGCAATCTCGTGAAGGACATTGTTTCTATTTATACAAATGAATTCGTCTCTTGGTAAGCAACAAACAGATAAAGATTGGGAATCATTGACCACCAATGAGCAAATTGAGTGGGAAGAAAGGGTCCGGTATTTCATCGAAAAGGGTTACATATCACCCAATACTGATATCACAGAAAAGGCATCCGAAATGTACGAGAAATCAGATGTATAAATACTGCTAGAACAAATGCCTACCAACAGATACATCCGTCAAGGTATAAGGAGTGAGCAGAGACTTCAAGAGAATCTAATCATTGAAGCTTTGAAAATCTATGGGCAGGATACGTACTATTTACCACGCAATATAGTAAACCGTGACACTATCCTGAACGAGACAATCCAGTCAAAGTTTGGTGATGCGTTCAAAATTGAGATGTATGTCTCAAATGTTGATGGTTTCGAGGGTGATGGTCAATTCCTCACCAAGTTTGGTCTTGAGGTTCGTGACCAAGTAAAGTTGGTTGTTGCGCGAAGACGTTGGGATGAGTTGGTAGGTCGATTCAAGGTTACTCAATCTGTAAGACCAGCAGAAGGAGACCTAATTTACTTTCCTCTTGTTAAGGGACTCTTTGAAATCAAGTATGTCAAAGGTGATACTCCATTCTACCAACTTCAGAATCTCCCCACATATGAACTCACTTGTGAACTCTTTGAGTATGGTAATGAGCAAATCGATACTGGTGTTCTTGAGATTGATGATGTTGAACGCAATGAAGCCTTCAGAAGCATCCTCACAATCTCCACTACATCCGGCAGTGGAACATTCCAGTATGGCGAAGAAGTCACGCAAGTTCTTGATTCTGATACAACAATTACTGGTGAAGTTGCCTCTGTTAGCGGTGGAACAATTAAGGTTGTCCAGACTCGCGATTCTGATAATGGTAGCGATACCTTCTGGCAGGTAACTGCTGGAACTGTTGGTAACCTTATTGGTAAACGTAGTGGGGCAACTCGTCCTGTCACTGCTGTTGCTGATGACATGACTGCACTAGAGGAGGTAGATGCTCAAGCACAGAACAAACAATTCGAAACGATTGGTAATGACTTTGTTGACTTCACAGAGACCAATCCTTTTGGAGAAATCAATTTTACTGACTAATGCTAGGAGAGTATTTCTATAATAAGGTGGTTCGTAAGACTGTTGCAGTCTTTGGAAGCCTGTTTAATAACATTCAGGTTCGAAAGACGAGTGGTGACCGTGTTCTCTCTGCCACCAAGGTTCCTCTTGCGTATGGTCCCATTGAAAAGTTTCTTGCTCGTATTGATGAGATTGACAAGCTTGAAGAACAAGCAGTAGCTATCAAGCTACCGCGAATGAGTTTTCAGATAGATGATATCGCTTACGATTCAACTCAAAAACTGAATCGCATGAATAAGAGAACCTTTGATATGACTGATGGTGATGAGACCAAGAGACGCACGGTCAAACAGAGTGTTCCATATACAATTACGATGTCTCTTCATGTAATGGCAAGGTCTCAGGATGATGCTCTTCAAGTTGTTGAACAGATTCTCCCAACCTTTGCACCTGAATATACCGTAACGGTCAAGGATTTTGAAGGACCGGGAAGTCTGACTGATGTTCCTATTATTCTTCAAAGTGTCCAGTTTAGTGATGAGTATGAAGGGGACTTTGCTACCACTCGCCGCCTGATTGTTTACTCACTCAACTTTGCAGTGAAGGTTAAGTTCAGTGGTGCAGTTGCAGAAGAGGCTATCATCCTTGATGTGGACGTTGACTTTTTCAACTATAGCGGGAGCCTCACTGATAGTGACTCTGATGGTCATCTTGAAGAACTTTCTTGGCTTGCTGACTCAGAAGATGACCCCTCACCAACTAAGACTATCACTGATAGTGATGATGGATACTGATGAGTATTACAACCACAATTTCACAGACGAACCGAATTGATTCTGTAATATCTCCAACCAATAAGGTAGAAGCTACTGTTGGTCAGACAAATCGAATTGATTCTTCTCTCGCTGTTCGTATCTTTGATCCACAACTAGGGATTCCGGTTGGCAATCTGTTGCTGCTCACAAACGGCGATTTTTTTCTCTTTACTGATGGGCAATATGTAGAACTCACTTCATGAATCGCGGCGATATCACAAAGAATCTTGAGAAACACATACCTCCGACTCCTTTGGTTTCACCAAAAGAGTCTGAGACTGTTCGTGATGCAGAGGAAGACTATGAGTATTCGCGTGATAAATTCAAGAGTCTGATAGACCGTGCAGAAGGTGCTATTGATGCTGCTATGGGGCTTGCAATGGAAGCTGAACATCCAAGGGCATTTGAAGTTGTCTCTCAGATGATCAAGAATACCAGTGACATGACCACTGAACTCATGAAACTCCAGAAGGAGCGCAAGGCTATCCATAAGGAGGAAGAGAAGAAACAGGAAGTCACCAATAATAATGCTATCTTTCTTGGTTCTACCACGGAACTACAGAAGATGCTGAAGAATGAAGTTATCATCGATGCAGAGAGTCCAGAACAATGACCTCGGATACCTCGGCAACCCAAGAGTTAAACGAGACGGTGTAGAACAATCCTTTACCAAAGAAGAGGTAAAGGAGTATGCTCGTTGTATGCAAGACCCTGCATACTTCGTTGAAAAGTATATGAAAATCATACACCTCGACAGGGGGCTCGTTCCATTCAAGCCATATCCTTATCAGAGGAAGATGTTTCGACACTTCAATGATAATCGTTTCTCTGTTGTTCTTGCTTGTCGTCAATCAGGTAAATCAATTTCAAGTGTTGGTTATATTCTCTGGTATTCAATTTTCCACCCGGAGAAGACAATCGCAATTCTGGCAAACAAAGGTGCTACTGCAAGGGAGATGCTTTCCCGTGTGACTCTGGCACTTGAGAATCTCCCATTCTTTCTTCAGCCGGGATGTCGAGCATTGAACAAAGGTAACATTGAGTTTTCAAATAACTCAGAAATCATTGCAGCAGCAACCTCTGGTAGTTCAATTCGTGGTCTCTCTATCAACCTTCTGTTCCTTGATGAGTTTGCATTCGTGGAACAAGCAAACAAGTTCTATACCTCGACGTATCCTGTTATTACCTCTGGTAAAACTACCAAGGTTATCATTACCTCTACTGCAAACGGTCTCGGTAATGTCTTCTATAATATCTGGGAGGGTGCGGTTCAGGGAACAAATGACTTCAAACCATTTCGTGTGGACTGGTGGGATGTTCCCGGTCGTGATGAAAAGTGGAAGAAACAGACTGTTGCCAATACATCTGAACTTCAATTTGAACAAGAGTTTGGAAACACTTTCTTGGGTCACAGTGATACCCTGATTGCTACTGATAAACTTCTAGGTCTAAAGGCAAAAAGCCCAATAGAATACAAAGAAGATTTGGGTCTGAGATTCTATGACAAACCAGAAGAGGGTCATCGATACATCATGACAGTAGATACCAGCCGTGGTCGTGGGCAGGACTATTCTACCTTCAATATCATTGATGTAACTGCAAGACCATTCAAGCAAGTTTGTGTCTATCGAAACAACATGGTCTCACCACTGCTGTTTCCTGATATCATTGTGAAGATTGCAAATCTCTATAATGAGGCAATGGTTCTGATTGAAAGCAATGATGCTGGACAGGTAGTATGCAATGCGGTCTACTATGACCATGAATATGAGAACACCTTTGTGGAGTCTTCAATCAAGCGTGGTGGCATTGGTGTTACGATGACCAAGAGAATCAAAAGAATTGGTTGTAGTAACCTCAAGGACTTGATTGAGATGAGTAAAATTGAGATACGTGATGCACACACAATTGAAGAACTTAGCTGTTTCTCTGCAAGGGGTGGTTCCTATTCAGCAACAGAGGGTAATCATGATGATTTGGTGATGAACCTTGTCCTGTTCTCATGGTTTGCGTCCAGTGATGCATTTGGTGATATGGTGGAAGAATTGGATTTCAAATCCATGCTCTATGCGGATCGTTCCAAGGAGATTGAGGATGATCTGGTTCCTGCTGGCTTTTTCTCTGCTGGAAATACACAATCAAATGACTATGATGAGATTATTCGTCAGAGACAAGAATGGGATGACCTTTGAAGAATGAAAAATTATAAATAGAAGACATGATTAAAAAAAGCTTGTAATGTTCAAACCACTTATTATTAACCTTAACGAGAAAGATAAACAAAAATGGGATTTCTAGTTTCACCGGGAGTCGATATCAATGAGATCGATTCTACGAATGTAATTCCGGCAGTCTCCACTAGTATTGGTGGGTATGCAGGAAGATTTAGGTGGGGACCAGTTGGTGAGCTAACTCTTGTCTCTTCTGAGAAAGAGCTTGCTTCAACTTTTGGTGCTCCAGACACTAATAACGCAGAGTCTTTTCAC